AAAACGCAGCTCTTGCCGCAGCAAAAAAAGATAAAAGATTAGATGCTGCTGATGTTCAAAAATTAATAACACATTTTAAAACATCAAAATCTACAAACAATAATTTAAACAAAGATAACGTATCTCAAATGAAATCTAATTTAGATGCGGGTATTATATTTAGTGAAGATGAATTTAATGCAGCAATAGCAATTGCTACACAAAATCAAGACGAAAAAACTTTAATTAAATTAAGACAAATGGCTACTGATGCGCCAATCATTCAAGATCTTAATACTAAAACTGTTGCACAAATAGAAGAAAAAATTAATTTTTTTACATCTTTTAAAAATAGAGAAGGTGGTATGACAATAGCTGAAGCTAATGAGTTAAGAATATCACAAGAATATTTAGCATCGCTTACTACTTCATTAGATAAAGATCTAGTTACAACCGCAGCTAATAAAGGTGTTATTTCAATATCTGAAATAAATTTTGAAGATATATTAAATGGTGGCGATATGACTGCGTTTATTGATGGTGCAACAAATAGAATTGCACAAGCAGATACAGCTGCAAGTTATTATAAAAGAGAAGTAAAATATTTAACAGCAACAGAAGCAAACACTATTAAAAATGTATTTAATAGTGCAGATACACCAGAACAAATTATAGCTTTATCAAAAGGTATAGTTGAAGCGTTTGGTGTTAAATCAGATAAAGTATTTAAACAAATTTCTAAAGACGAAAATGTTTTAGCTCATCTTGGCGGATTAGTTACAATGAATGATGGTATTCCTGGAGACAATGTAAAACTAGCAGCTGAAGGTTTAATGATTTCTAAAAACGAAACTTTAGCAAAATTATATAAAATGTCGCCAACAGATGTAAGAAGCACAAATATAATTAAAAAATATGCTGAAGTGTTTATTGGTAGTGAAGCAACATTAGATAGTACAATAGAATTAACTAATTTAATCTATGCTGCACAATTAAAAAAAGAAGGCAAAACTACTGCTAACTTTTCTAATAATTCTTATCAAAAAGCATTTCTTATGGCAGCTGGCGGTACAACAGTTGATGGTTTTCCTTTTGATAAAAAAATGGGTGGGTTTGATGAAAACACTAGAGGCACAATGGTTCATATTCCACCTTGGTTACAAAGAGGCAAGTTTGAAAATGTAATTGAAATGTTAAAAACAGATCCACAATTAGTTTTAAAAGCATCATCAAATGGTAAATCAGCAGTAGCAATGGATGGCGAAGAAGTAAATATATTTACTAATGAAGATCCATATTTTGTAAGTGTTGGTAATGGTAAATATAAAATTGCTAATGGCGATAATCCAGTAACGGGCCAAAACCCAGAATACTTACTTAATAGTGATGGTGGATATTTTATTATTGATATTAATAAAATTAAAGCAGAAATAATTACGGGTATGCAATAATGAGTTTTTTTTTTGAAGAAGATACAGCTCTACAAGTAAAAAGCACAGAAAGTATATCTAAAGGCGAAAGAACTGATTTTATGGAAAATGCTAGTAAAGCATTTGACGCATTTCGTAGATCAGAAATATTTACATCTGAAGGTAATAACCAGGAAGAAGAATACGTTAATATAGTTAACATATTAACTGCTGCGGGTCATTCAGATTACATATCTCCATTAGAAGTTAATACAGATCCATTAAGTGAAGATGGCGACATGGGTGCAGTATTTAAAACTAGAGACGAATTACAAAAAGATTTTTGGGATCAAGTTGCAGTATTACAAACTACTGATGAAAATTTAAAAAATAAATTAACAGAAGCGGGTTTAGATAATTTTGAGAATATGCAAAAAACTATTGCAACTAAAACTCAAAACGCCTGGAAAGATTATACTGAAGTAAACGAAAGAGCTACTACTGCTGGATGGTGGGGTGGCATGGGAGGTATGGCGGGAGCTGCATTTACAGATCCTATTATGCTAATGACTATACCCATATCTTTTGGTTATTCTGTACCCGCTGGTTTTAGTGCCGCTGCATTAAAAATTGGATTAATGGAAGGTATTATTGGTGGTGTTGCAGAAACAATAATACAATTAAAAGCACAACCATACAGAGCAGAATTAGGTTTTGAAGATGCTGGTTTAGAAACGGGTATAAAAAATGTTGCAATGGTTGGTGCTGCATCAGCTACATTATCTCCATTACTATTCGGTGCATTTAAAGCATTTGGTAAAAGTATAGATGCTGGTAAAAAGTTTTTACACAAACAAACTCCAGAAGATTTACAAACTATTTATAAAGAAATGGGAGATATAAATCCTAAACTAAAAGACAAAGATTTAACAGAATATCAGTTACCGAAAAAAGATAGTCCGTTTGAAGATACAGCTCCAGCTAGGGTTGAGCATAACGAAAGATTAGATACAACAGCAAGAGCTATTGAAAACGGAGAACCCGTAGATTTACCACCAATAAGATCTACGTTAGAAACACCAACACCAACTAAAATAGAATTTAACGATATAACTGCAAGCAACCCAGCTATTAAAAATACTTATGATGAAGTAAGTAATATAAAAAATAAAATTGATGGAGAACAAATTACAAAAACTGGAGAAGCTAAACAAGTAGTTGAAGGTAATCCATTTTTATTTGATATTAAACCATCTAAATTAGAAAGAACAGAATTTGAAAATAAAAATATAAAAAATTATAAAGGCGATAAATCAGAACCTATAATTACAACTATTATTAATAATAGATATAAAATTTTAGATGGCCACCACAGAGCAAAAATAGCAGATAAAGAAAATACACTTGCTAGAATAATTGTAATACCAGAAAAAGCATACAAAGAAATGAAATTAAAAGGTATTCATCAAGCAGAAATGTATAAAGAATTTATTGCTACTTATAATCCAATAAAACAAATTACAGAAACACCAAAGGTTGCAGAAGTAGAAACTGTATCTAAAAATTTTAATAAAGAACCAACTAGATTAGCTGACGATCAGAATAATGTAAGAGATTTTGATGTACCTAATGAAGCAGCTTATAGAAATCAAGCGTCTGTTCTTGACGGAGATATGTTTGATGAGGGAACTTCAGCAGCCATTAAAGAAGTTGCTGGTGCTGGATCTGCTGCAAAGACAGTTCCAACAGATAATCCTTTAGCTAAAACCCAAGATTTAGTATCAAAATCCCAACGTACAGAAGCAGCTCCTTCATCAACAGTTTTAGCAACTGCACAAAGTAAACCACCACTTGTTCTTGGTTCTATTACTAATTCTGTTGGCGATTTTAATTCCATTGGTAAACAATTATATCACAAATCAGATAATTTCAACGAAATTTATAAGGCATTATCTGCAAAAATTAATGAGGTTAAAACTGAATTACAACCATTAGCAACTAAATATAGTGGCGACTTAAAGGCAAGAATTAAAGAAAAAGCTAGTTTAAATGAAAAATTAGCAAGTGATCCTACTTTTACACCGCAAAATATGTCTGATGTTTTAGGTACTAGAATTACAGTTGACACGATTAACAACGCAAAATTACTCATGGCAGAATTAAATCGAAAATTTAAGTTAATACTTAATGATGATTTTTTAGATGATGTAGGTAGAACTATATCACACAATACAGATTACAGAGCTATTCATGCACAAATATTAACTAAAGATGGTTATTCTTTTGAACTACAAATAAGATTAAAAGAGTTAGAAAATTTAACTGAACAATCACACGCTATCTATAAAAAAACAAAATACCAAAAAGATCAAATATCTGCCAAAGAATTAACTGATTTATTAACTCAACAAACAACAATAAATAAAAAATTATCAAAAAAATATTTTGAAATAAAAGAAAAAGAATTTAACAGATTAAAAAGCGGAGATCCATTAGATCGAGAAATACCTTATGCTTTAAGAATTGATGATGCTACTGGAGAAAAAGTACCAGTAACTATAACTGCTAGAGAAGCATTTGAACAAGCAGCTAAAGATGAGACAATGTTAAATAGATTGAAAGATTGCGTATGAGCCAGTTTAGAAAATGTATTATTAATGGTGCTAAAGAGGGTTTGATAAGTCAAACACAAGCTCAAAAATTACAAGATATGTTAAATGAGTTAGAAGATTTTTTTACATATCAAAAAGGTTTAGATAGATCACAAGCTCAAAGAGCTGCTGCTAAAAAAACTTACGATCAATTAAAAATAGAAAGTGCAGAAAAATTAAGAGCTACATTACTACAAAGAAAAGTAATGGATCAAATCCAGGATAGATTATTAAATTATAGAAATAGTAAAGGCGAAGTAGATGTACCTAATGCAGTTAGATCTATGTATGCGCATGATAATTATTCAACTGAATTTAGTATTGAAAGATTAGTTGATATGGAAAGAGGTAAAGCTCACGCATTAATGAATAATGTTTTAGATCAGCTAGCTTATAAAATAGGTGGCAGACAAACTAAATTACAAAAAACTAATCTTAAATTAATGATTAGAGAATTAATGGGAGAAAATACTGGTAATCAAAATGCTAAACAATTAGCTGAAGCCTGGAAACAAACTGCTGAACATTTAAGAAAAAGATACAATAGTTTTGGTGGTAAAATTTTATCAAGAAAAGATTGGGGATTACCACAAATACATGACACATTATTAGTTAGAGCTGTCGCTAAACAAGATTGGATTGATTATGTTTTACCAAAACTAGATCTTGATAAAATGACAGATGAAAGCACGGGTTTACCCTTTACAGATAAAAGTATTCAAAAAGCATTAAGTCAAGTTTACGATAATATTTCAACAGAAGGTATGGCAACTTTCAAACCTGGTACTAATTCTTATGGTAAAACATTTGCTAATAGAAGAACCGATCACAGATTTTTAGCTTTTAAAAATGCAGATGCTTGGATGGAATATCAAACAAGATTTGGTAATCCAGATCCTTTTGTAACTATGATGGAGCATATAAACGGCATGAGTAGAGACATAGCTTTATTAAAAACATTGGGGCCAAATCCAGATGCAACACACTCATTCTTATTACAAACTATTAAGAAGCAATCAACATTAGATACAGCAGCAGAAGCACAAGGTAAATTTAAAAGAAAAAAAACTAAACTTTCTGGTAGTGAACAAGATAGAGCAAATGCAATAGTTGAAAGTATTAATAATTTATATGCTTATCACAAAGGTACTTTAAACCAACCAGTTAATGCTTTTTTTGGAAATACGTTTGCTGGTTTAAGACAAATATTAACTTCTGCACAATTAGGAGGAGCAAGTATTATGGCTCTTTCAGATTTTAACTGGTCAAGAATAACATCTAAATTTAATGGTTTACCATCTTTCAAAGCTAACAAAATGGCTACTAAATTATTATACGATGGTATTAAAAAAGATAGTTCATTAAGTAGAACTGCTATGCGATTAGGATTAATTGCAGAAATGCAATCAACAGTAGCTGGAGTTCAAGCAAGATATTTAGATGACATAGATACACCTATGTTAGCTAAAAGAATTTCTGATGTAATTTTAAGAGGTTCTGGATTATCTCATTTAACACAATCTGGTAAGTGGGGTTTTGGTATGTCTGTATTAGGAACACTTGCAGATGAAAGCGGTAAAGTTTTTAATAAATTAGATCCAAATCTGCAAAAAGCATTAACAAAATATGGTATAGATGATGAGGCTTGGGATATTATTAGAGCTACTAAATTATATGATGCTGGTATTGATGAACCTTCTATGGTTGGTAAAAATATAACTTTTTTAAGACCCGATGATATTCATGCAAGAGCAGATCTAGCTCCAGATGTAAGAGAAGATTTAACAACAAGGTTAATGAATTTTGTTACTTCTGAAACTAACTTTGCTGTACCTACTGCATCTGCAAAAGGTAGAACTATTTTAGCGGGTAGTACCAAAGCGGGTACTGTACCTGGAGAATTGATGAAATCAGTTTTAATGTATAAAAACTTTGCAATCACGTTAGGTTATACTCATTTAGCTAGAGGGTTTCAGCAAGTAGGTTTAAAAGGTAAGTTTAAATATTTAGTACCAATGATTGTAACGGGTGGTGTTATGGGTGCTTTAGCTTATGAATTAAAACAAATAGCAGCTGGTAAAAAACCTACTGAATTAAAAGATATGGGAGTTAGATATTGGATAAATTCATTAGTGTATGGTGGTGGATTAGGAATATTTGGAGATTTTTTATTTGCAGATCAAAACAGATATGGTGGATCTTTGCAAAAAACTATTGCTGGGCCAGCTGTTGCTTTTATAAATGATGCAATACAATTGACTATTGGTAATGCTATGCAGCTAGCCTCTGGGGAAAAAACTAATGCGGGTAAAGAATTAGCGGCATTTATACAAAGATACACTCCTGGTTCAACACTTTGGTACACCAGGTTAGCATTTGAAAGATTAATTATAGATACACTTGAAAGGTTAATTAACCCAGATTTTGATGCAGATAATAGAAGAAAAGAAAGAAACTTAAAAAATCGTACTGGACAAGAGTATTGGTGGTCTCCAGGCGAAATTACACCAAATTAGTTATAGACAATAAAGACTTTTTTAAATAAAGAAAAACATAGTGTAGGATTTTCATGCCTACAAACTATATTTTTCACAACCCAAAATAAAAATTATGACGATTAGCACGACAACTATTTTAAATTCATATAGTGGAAATGGATCCACAACTGCGTTTGCGTACACGTTTCCAATAAATACGACATCTGAAATTACAGTAATTGAGAGATCTGCTACTGGAACAGAGACAGTTAAATCTGAAGGAACTGGATCAACAAACTATGGTATAGCTGACAATGGCGCATCGGGTGGTACAATTACTATGGTTACAGCTCCCGCATCGGGAACTACTTTGCTTATCCGTAGAAATACAAGTTTTACACAAGAAACTGATTATGTAGCAAACGATCCTTTTCCAGCTGAAACTCACGAAGACGCTTTGGATAAACTCCAAATGCAAAACCAAGAGCTTGAAGAAGAATTAAATAGATCATTAAAAATTTCAAGAACAAACTCTATGACAAGTACAGAGTTTACTACGTCTGCTTCTGATAGAGCTTCTAAAGTTTTAGCATTTGATAGTTCTGGAGAATTATCTGTAACCCAAGAATTAGGTACTTTTAAAGGATCTGATGCAACAGTTACAACTGCTGCTTATGTTCAAAGAGATATAATTAAATCAACGACAGCTGCTCAACTTAACAATGTTTATATTAATGTTGCTGATAGTGTTGTTGGAGATAGCTTAACAGACACCGATCACTTTGCATTATTACTTGATGCTAAATCTGCGGCTGATAGTGCTACCGCTGCTGCTACATCCGCAACTAATAGTGCAAACTCTGCTACCGCTTCAGCTTCATCTGCTTCAACTGCATCTGGTCATAAAGATACAGCATCAACTAAAGCTACTGAAGCCGCTAATTCTGCTACTGCTGCCGCAAGTTCTGCAACAGCTGCGGCTAACTCCGCTGATGCTTTTGATGATGTTTATCTTGGAACTAAATCTTCTGATCCATCAACTGATAATGATGGTGATGCTCTTGCAGAAGGTATGCTCTATTTTAATTCTACAAGCGATAGTTTACGTGTTTACAATGGTTCGTCTTTTCAAGATGCAGCTGTTGATACGACATCTTTTTTAACACTTACTGGAACACAAACATTAACAAATAAAACTCTTACAGCTCCTAAAATTGGTACTTCTATTTTAGATACTGGCGGAAACGAATTAGCTAAATTAACAGCTACTGGTTCAGCAGTAAATGAATTTACAGTTGCCAACGCTGCAAGTAGCAATGCTCCAAGATTATCATCAACTGGTGGAGACAGTAATATTGATTTAGATTTATTAGCCAAAGGTACTGGTCATATAACTGTTAGAGGAAATACTAATTCTGGTGCTATTCAATTTAATTGTGAAAGTAACAGTCATGGTCAAATTGTAAAATCACAACCTCACTCTGCTGCTGTTACAAATGAAATGTTATTACCAGCTGGTGCTAGCTCAACTTTAGTATCTTTAGTTTCAACAGATACACTTACAAACAAAACTTTAACATCGCCAAAAATAAATGAAGATGTAGCAGTAACTTCAACTGCAACAGAGCTAAACGTATTAGATGGTATTACAGCTGTTGTTGGAGAATTAAATGCTTTAGATTTAGGCAGTACAGCCATTGGAACTGCAATAGCTAGTAAAGCTGTGGTTTTAGATGCTAATAAAGATTATGCTGGAATAAGAAGATTAAGTGTAACAAGAGCAAACATTCCACAAGTAGCATTATCATCTTCATCAAATGCTGTTGCTTGGGATGCTTCTGCTGCTCCAAACGCTTATCATATAACAACAGAAAACACGACTTTTTCTGCTCCAACTAATAATGTTGAAGGTGCTTTTATTTGCATTGAGATAAATTACAATGGTTCACACACTATTGCTTTTAATACAATTTTTGAATTTGCAGCATCAACTGCTCCAACATTTACATCAACCGATGCAAAAACGGATATATTAGTTTTTCGTTTTAATGGAGCTGTATATCAAGAGGTTGGAAGAACATTAAATTTAAGTGAAAGTTAGGATATAATATGTACGCATTAATAACAGACGGATCAATTTCAAAATATATTAATAATCCAAAATCTTTAGTAATAGGAGACGTAAGGTATCCAGCTAAAATATTTCAACTGTGGTCAAAATCAGAATTAAATGCCATAGGTATTTATGAAATAACTTTTGATGACAGTAATAAAAAAGATGAGAAATGGTACATCAACACTAATCAATCATTTACTTATGATGCTTCTGCTGGAACTGTAACTGCAAGTTATGGATCGGCTACTGCTAAAGCTCATGCAGACACTACTTGGTCTCAACAAGATAGTGATGATGGAGATTTACCAGATGACAAAGAAGTTGGAGATATAAAAACTAGAGGATTAAAATATAATTTAATACAAACTTTAAAATCACAAGTAGCCAATGAACTTTCTAAAACTGATTGGTACATAACTAGAAACACAGAAAAATCTACTGCTATACCAAGTACTATATCTACTCACAGAGACGCAGTTAGAACTAAACAAGCAGAAATGGAAACTGCTATAACAAACGCAAGTGATACTCCAGCATTAGAAACTTTATACACATACACAGAGCAAGATGATGGTTCTGTTACTAGACCATTAGGCGAACTTCCAATACTGGAGAGTTAATGATTATTCTTGGCACTAATTCTGTAAAAGCAGCTGGTGGTTATGATGTAGCTAACTCATGTAGGTTTAATGTAGGAAGTAATGATTTTCTATCAAGAACTATTGGAACACCTACTGATGAAGATAAATGGACATTTAGTGTTTGGTTAAAAATAACAGGAGAAGCACCATCTGTTCAATATGGAATACTATCAGCTGGTAATTATCCAAGTGCTTATGAAACTATCCATCTAAATGGGGGCGATCAATTATTTTATCATTATAATGATGGTGGTGGTGCAAATCATGGTGCTGCTAAATATTCTGGGATTATAAGAGACCCATTTGCATGGTATAATTTAATAGTTTCAAGAAATGGTACTGCTGTTAAAGTTTATATTAATGGAAATGATGTTACAACAACTGTTACCTCATACAATAATAGCACTAATGTAATAAATAAAAGTGGTGGTACTTTAAGAATTGGTCATAGTGAAAGAGAAACTTCTGGTAGAAGCTGGAATGGTTATATGAGTGAAGTGGTATTTTGTGATGGACAACTACTAGATCAAACATCATTTGGAGAATTTGACGAAGATAGTGGAATATGGAAACCAGTAGATGTATCTGGTTTAACCTTTGGCAACAATGGATTTTATTTAGACTTTGAAGATAGTTCAGCTTTAGGAAATGATGTATCTGGTAATAACAATGACTTCACAGCTAGTAACCTTACAGCAATAGATCAGACTACTGATACTTGTACAAATAATTTTATGACACTAAATCCTTTATCAACAGATAGTGGTGTTACTTTATCAGAAGGAAATACTGAAAGTGACTATGATGCAAGTGTAGGAAATGCAAAAGGAAATTTTGGATTAACAAAGGGTCGTTGGTATTGGGAAGTAAAACTAACAAATTCAACAAGTGGTTATCCAATGATAGGCATTGGAAGTATGAACGAATCTCAAATGCAAAAAACAACAGGTGGAAGTTATCCAGGCGGATTTACAAATTCTTATGGTGTTTATGGTGTAAATTTAAGATTATATGCTAATGGTGTAAATGAGGGAACACAAGGCTCGTCATATACATCAGGAGATATATTTGGAATTTATTTAGATTTAGAAAGTGGAACAAAAACAATTAAATGGTATAAAAATGGCTCATCAGTATTAAGCTATAATATTACAAATGCTGGAGATGATTACCCTTATACTTGCATAGATTATAATGGTGGAGAATCAAGTGTGAATGTTAATTATAATTTTGGTAATCCAGCTTATTCAATTTCGTCTGGTAATACAGATGATAATGGATATGGCAACTTTGAATATTCTCCAAATATTTCATCAACAAAATATTATGCAGTTTGCACTAAAAATTTAGCGGAGTTTGGATAATGGCTTATACAACTGTCGATAACCCAGAACTTTATTTCCAATGCAAACTCTATACTGGAAATGGTAGCACAAATGCCATTACTTTAGATGGTTCTGAAAATATGCAACCAGATTGGGTTTGGGTAAAGGATAGAGATACTTCTGGTTATAATCATGTTTTAAATGATAATGTAAGAGGTGTTACAAAATATTTAAGATCAAACTTAACAAACGCAGAAGCAACAATTACTGATGCAATTACTTCATTTGATAGTGATGGATTTACTTTAGGAAGTGATGCTTCAAATGGAGAAAGTAATAGAAACACTATTAATTATGTTTCATGGAATTGGAAAGCTGGAACATCATTTAGTAATGATGCTAGTGCAACAAGCATTGGAAGTATAGATAGTTCTGGCAGTGTATCAACCGATGCTGGATTTAGTATTATATCCTATCAAGGAACTGGAAGTGCTGCAACAGTTGCTCACGGATTAGGTGTTGTACCAAAAATGATTATTATAAAAGATAGAGATAATGGAACAGGTTTTAATTGGAGAGTTTATCATCATAAAAATACATCAGCACCAGAAACAGATGCTTTGAATTTAAATTTAACTAATGCCACTAATGATAATTCTACTTATTGGAATGATACTGCACCAACATCTTCAGTATTTACTATTGGAACAGACGCATCATTAAATTATAGTGGAGATGATTACATAGCCTACTGCTTTGCAGAAAAAAAAGGCTACTCAAAATTTGGAAGCTACACAGGTGGATCAGATCCATTCGTCTATCTTGGTTTTAAACCAGCTTTCGTTATGTTCAAAAATGCAAGTGCTACTGAAAACTGGAGAATAGTTGATAACAAAAGAGATGTAGATAATCCAGTTGTTCAACATTTATATCCAAATCTATCTAATGCAGAGGGAAGTGGTGCTTCTTATAATGATTTTGTAGATTTTACTGCACAAGGTTTTAAAATTATAAGTGGTTCTGGAGAAATAGATGGTTCTGGAAATACAATAATTTATATGGCTTTCGCAGAAGCACCATTTGTTACGTCATCTGGTGTGCCAACAACTGCTCGATGATCCATGAAGTTTATACTGCTAATATCAGTATGCTCTTTTTTAGAAAATACTTGCAAAGATCCAGTAGAATTTAATTTACAGTTTAATACTTGGAAAGAATGCGCAATGGCTGCGTATGATACTAGCCAAAAATATTTAAATTTAGAAGATGAAAAAACTATAAACAAATATCGCCTTGCAACTAAATTTAGTTGTGAAGCAATAGAGGAAACGTGATGGCAAAAAAGAAATCTCAACACTCTAACGTAGAGGATTATAATGGTATAAGAATATCTTACCATGAAAAGGTTTGCGCAGAACGAATGAAAACTTTGTTCAAAGCAATCGATGAAATGCGAGTAGATATTAAATCATTAAAAGCTGACATGAATAGAGGTAAAGGAGCTGCTACTATAATAATACTCATAGGTGGTTTGCTTGGCTCAATCTTCTACTACTTCACGAAATAGAACTACTGCTGCTAAAGGTTTATCTAATGAACTATTAGCTGCTGCAAAGTTTGCAAAAGATCCAAACTTAATAGTCTTTACACCCATTGGTGCGGGGCCAATAGACATATTAGTTCTAAACATACAGACGGGAGAGTACACGGCTTATGATGTTAAAACACAAAACTATCGCAAGAATGGCTGGAAGATTAGCCGAAGTAAAACTGGCGAACAAAAAAGATTAGGTGTCAAAATTCTTAATTTTGATCCAGAAAGTAAATGAAGGATGGAAGAAGTTAAACAACGAATTAAAGAACACGAAGGGTTTAGGGATACTGTGTACTCCGATAGCCTGGGTTTCGCTACAATTGGCTATGGCCATTTGGTTCTACCTACCGATGACTTTGTTGAAGGTGTGGCGTATCCTAAAGAGCAGCTTGAAACTGTTTTTGACAATGACTTTCAGATTGCTCTTACATCTGCTGAAGAACTTTTGGAAGAAATAGAAGTACCAGAAACTATTAAAGGTGTCATTTGTGAAATGTGTTTCCAACTTGGAAAACCAAGAGTTATGAAATTTAAAAAAATGTGGGAAGGTTTAGAAGCTGGAGATTACAATAAAAGTGCGGATGAAATGATTGACAGTAATTGGCATAAGCAAACTACGTCAAGATGTGAAAGCCTGGCGGAGCTAGTTAGGAGCTGCGCATGATACAATTTTTAAACATAATAAAAAACCCATTAACTAAAATGGTGTTTAATAAAGCAACAGAACATTTTAAACACAAGGCTGAAAAACAAAAAGTAATTAGAGCTGCTGAAATAGAAGCAGCTAAAGATGTAGATATAACTAGGATCAAAAGCCAGGATCAATCATACAAGGATGAGATATTGATGCTTTGGCTAATTGGAATGCTAACTACTGGTTGGTTTCCAGGTACTAGAGAAAACTTTAGAGAATGGGTAGCAATCATAAATGATCTACCAGATAGCGTATGGTATCTCGTAATCATCGTCTTTACAGCAAGTTTTGGATCCAGAGTTTCTGACAAGTTGATGAACCGAAAGAAAAAGTAATGGCTCGTATTAAGTTTACCCATTTTGTACCAAGGGATAAACCAAAGAAGCGGCCAGGCGTTCATAAAAAATCTTTAAATAAATCAGAAAAAAGACAGAAGAAACTTACAAGATACAAGGGTGGTGGCAGATGAAACAACATAAATGGATGGTTCCTTTACTGGGTACAATCCTTATGGGGTTATCTACCTGGGTACTAATAACTTTAGTTGAGCTTCAAACATTAGTTGGAATGCTGCAACAAGAATTAATGAATATAGATAAACAAATGGGAAGGATCTATGCACACATGGATCGCTTAATGAACAAATGATTGACAAATATATAATAAAATTTCTAGGAGCAATAGACAACTTTACTGCGTGGTTATTTACTCCTCGATGCAAATGTAAGAAAAAAAAATGAAGTGGGTTAAGGGAGTTGCTTATACTTTTTTAGGTATTCTTTGGCTTATTATAATTTTAGGTACAGCTGCATTCGCTGTTGGTAATCAAACAAATACATCTGGATCTAACACAGCTATTGAAGGTAACTATACTGGAGGATCCACAACTTACGAAAGCGGATCTACGTCATCCAGTACAACTACAAACAGCACAACATCTAATATTCGATCAGCTCCATACACATCTGCTGCGCCATCGTTGGGTTCAATGAACAATTGTGCATTAGCTTTATCTGCTGGGGTACAAAATTTCTCAATAGGTGTATCAGCTGGCAGACATTTTATAGATCCCGTATGTCAAACAATTAATCTATCTAAAGCTCTACATGGTATGGGGATGAAGGTTGCAGCTATAAGTGTTTTGTGTGGTAATCCAGAAATATTCCATGCAATGAGTGCAGCGTTTGCAAATACTCCGTGTCCAATTGAAGGCAAGATTGGTGCAGAGGCAACTAAAATATTATTTGAAAAATATAATGGCAAGATGCCAACTTACGAACAGTATCTAAAACTTGAATTAAAAAAAATAAAAGATCAAAAAAATAAAATTAAAATAGAAAAGATTAAACCTAACATAGTTAGATAATGAAATTTTATATTATATTGGCAGCTTTACTTTGGTTGCTATTATCCTGGTTTGCCAATTCAGTTGGTTTAAAAGCTGAAGAAATTACAACTGGTAACTTATTAACCAATGGTAATTTTGAAACGGGTAATGCTAATGGCTGGACAACAAGCGGTAATACCCAGGTAGTCAACGATTGCTGCGAGCTAAATGGTGTATCAAGTAATTATGATTTAGAGTTTGGCGATAGCGGATCTATTTCACAAGATGTTAATTTAACAACTAATACTATTACCCAGAATATGTTGGATAATGGTATTACTTTAAACCAAGTAACCGAGGTGCAAAACGGAGAATGTAATGTATCTGGTTGTTGGGGAGGCAGCGGAGCTGCGGATCAATTTACTATAAATCTTAATATTAAAGATAGCTCTGGTAATGTTATTGCAACCATGCAATCTACTAGAACAGATGTAACGGGTATCAATGGAGCTAATTTTATTGATACTCTTATCTATACTGGTACGGGTTCAAACGTAGGTAACACTACTATTTCTGCCATAGATGCAAATGCTCCAGCAACTCTTGGTGGGCCAAACATAGACAACATATCATTAACCATGACTTATAATAATGTTGTTTTACAAGTAGAAACTAAACAAGCATTACAAGCATTTGAAGAACAAGTTTTATTTCAAGAAGAAGAACAATTTTTTACTGAAGAATTTGTAGAAATATTTACTGAAAAAATAGAAACAATTGCAGCTGCTGCATTACCACCAGAAGAAAAAGCCGTAGAGATAACAGCTGCTGTATTAGAGTTTGAAGAAAAGACAGAAACTAAAGTAACTAAAGCAGAGATCCAAACAGCTTCTTTTTTACCACCACCAACAATGATGATGGAAGAAAAGGAAGAAGAAAAACCAGCTAAAATAGCAATGACTATTATAGAAGAAACTGAAAAGGAGAGTACAAATGTACGGGAAGAAAAAACCAGCGAAAGTAAAGCCGAAGAAAACAAAACAGAAACCGAAGAAAAGGTAACTGCTAAAGCAGAAACTAAAACTAATAAAACTAATACTAAAGTAAGTAAATTAGAAGCGTCTATGGATAAGGTAGATGCAGTAGTTAAAGATGCTGCTAAAAATTTAGAAGTAAAAAGTATTATAAAGCTAGATGCTATGCAAAGTGATAGCTCTATTAACCTGGCTGTCTATAACAACCAGGCGTTTTATAAGAGTAAAGATATATATCTTAATCAAGTTATGATGTTTGATAACAGAGACATCTATAACAATGTAACCTTGGTTAATTACATTAGTAATGATCCAATAAACATTAAAGAAAATATCTTACACGACATCAATAAAAGAAAAGAAAAACTATTAATAGAAATAGAGGTACTTAAAAATGGATAGTATTAAAAAGAACTTAACTAACATAGTTGTCATCATTGGTTTAATTGGTTCCATTGGAGCTGGTTTTACAAAGTATGGAGAACTGACTACTAGATTATCTGAAATAGAAAATAGATCTTCTACTGACTATTCTGCGCAGATTGCAGTATTAGAAGAAAAAGTTGCAAAATTATCAGATGAGATAGAAGGCGCAACGGGTCATGGCCATACTAAAATATTAATAAACGAGAAACAAATTGAATTATTAAAGGTTAAAATAGACGAGATTAAAGCGTCTGCTTCTAACCCACTTGGCGGATAATCTGGTCTGGGTGGCTGGATTTGAACCAGCGATCCCTAGCTCCCAAAGCTAGTGCGTTACCAGGCTACGCTACACCCAGACTTCTATTTTTTCGAGACTTGTATCAGAGAGTTATCGGGGAGTAAATGATGTATCAACGTGATAACAGCTAGGAAAAACAAGCCTTATTTTATAACCTTTTTGGTAAATAAAATTTGTCTAATCGTGGTTGTAAGTGTTATATAACAACGATAATTTACAAAATGATTGGTAGGTTCGAATATTACCAATAGCTATTGGCACACAACAATTCTAAACCATCAGAGAGTAAACGAGGGAGTAAACCAAAGAGGTTTGCTATTTTTTTTGTATTTTTTGAGGGGAAAAAGTAACGAGGGAGTTGCTAGCTCCCTCAATTATTTACGCAATTTTATTTATTGGAGCAGCAAGTGGCAGCTCTTTATCTTGGAATGTATTTTCGCCAGCTAGCTCTCGGTTTAATTTAGGCATTAGAGGCGCATAGAGACGTTGTAGCTTGCGTTCTTCCATAATGTTAGCTTCTATCTCACGAAACTTTTTAGCCACCATATCTTGCTTAAATAAAGGTATCTGTTGCAGCACCAGTTCTGGATCTCCATTGTATAATAAGTTAATATCCCAACCTTCAGTTTTAGCTAATAAAAATAGCTTATCAGATCCAATTCCATTTTGAGCTTTTTCGTATTTTTGGATTTGTTGAAACGTAAGATTTAAAGATTTAGAAATTTTAGCTTGTGTCTTACCGCTAATAGTTCTTAAAACGAACATCATTTTTGCTATTCGTTCCTTCTCTTGTAGTGCTGGCATTTATCATCCTTTAGTTATTTGATTAATAGCAGCTTTTCTTTGTTTCTCATTCAAATTCAAATCTCTGATGTAGTTAGCTTGTCTAATATCTTTAGAGTTACCAAATCTATTATCCATTTGCTTATCAGTTAAAATTTTAAGTTCTTCCATACGAGATATACTCCACTTTCTAAAAGGAGACATCCCATTTGGCCAATGGATCCCTAATCTTTTAGCAGAAACTTTAACTCTTTTTCTAGCTCCGTGGATAGGTACATTAAACACTCTCTTAAATGTTCTTCGTTCCATTTTATTTATATCTGGATTATTAAAAGTTACGTTTCTATGTGTAATTGGAAACATCTGCGCTTTCATCCATATACTAAACAGCTCTAAACATTGATCTGATACTTCAACAAATCGTCTTTGGGTCTTTACCTGGTAGGGTCTAAAGTTATTTTCTTCATTGATTGAGTGATCTAAAAACACACCACCAGCATTAAAATCTACATTCTCATAACAGATCCCAAGCAGCTCACTTAATCTGGCTCCAGTTTCAGCAGCACATTTGTACAAAGTTTTTAATTGTATATCTGGTTCTTTATTTACAACAGCTAACAGCTCTGGAGTAGTAGGCATCCACTTGATTTGAGTATTGTAATCTTTAAAATATTTTGGCCCGAATTTAAAATTAGCAATGGTATAGTCAATCTTCCATTGTCTGCTGGCACAAAAATTTACGAATTTTTTAAATTCTAATACCGCAGCTCTAATAGTTACTCTACCAATGGTTTCAGTTTTTTTCTTATAGAAACCGAACCCATCTTTTTTAACCCATTGTAGAGCTTTACTATTTTTAATACCAAGTAAAGTTACTTCTCTAAAATCTGATAATAAATAATCTGCTAAATATTGCTTATTGATATGGGGTCTAACATGATTGTTAATGTATGCTACTTGCATATCTTTATATTTAGATGTCGTGTCTGGATCGCTATTAATAACTTTAAAGTATTCATCAAAAGCAAAATTAAATTCTATTTTTTGATCTATGACATCTATCTTATCTGAATTTTCTAGTTTAGATCTTAACGCTTCAGCTTTCCTTTTCTCATTCAAACCAAAAGTTTCTTTATTTTGTTTTTTAGTTTTGCCGTTTACCTGGTAAACAACTTGAACGCATAGTTTTTTACCGCCAGCTCTGTCAACAGTAACAACTTGAACTTTCATATATTAATTATCCTCCATCTGTTCGTTAAGTAACATTCTTTTTTCTAAATGATCGATTATATCAAAACTATCTTTTTTAACTTCGCTTTCCTTCCATGTGTTTCCATTAGCAATACATTTACCTAAACCAGTAAGAGCATAAGTTTTACCTTCTTCTGGTTTATCATAAGTAGTCTCTTTAGTTTTTTTTAAGCCATCGCCAGTATATTCATACTCTGTAATTTTAGTAACTGGATCTGGTTTATTATTGTAAACAACTTGAATTGGTTTTTTTGCCATTAAGCAGCCTCCTTAACTTTCATAACTCTTGTTATTTTTTCTGGGTATCTTTTTTTTTCATCCTCATCATCGTTAGTTTCAAAAGGAACATACCAAACATCAGCACCAGCAGAGATAGTTTTTGTAGTAACATCTTTACCAGCAACTAATCTTTTGGTTAATTTTATTTTGTAACAAGCATAATATTTGTCATCACAAGATCCTTTATCTACAACAGTACCTTCAATAAAACTTGCCTTCTCTCCAAATTGAGCAAAGTCGTAAGCTCTAATTTTATCTCCAAGATCAGCAACATTTTCAAACATCATTAAGCAGCCTCCTTTTTTATAACACATTCACAACACGCTAAAGTTATTTGAGTTTTATCTTCTGTGTTAATAAATTTGTGTTTGGTTTGTTTATTACATCCAACTCGACATTGTGTAAAACAATATTCATTTTTTGGTTTTTTATCCCAGACAAATAAAGTCTTACCAATAACTTTGGATGACTTGTTTTTTTGTGGAAGGATTTTTTGTGTAAAGTATTTCTCTAATGCAGAGTAGGTAGTGAACTTTTTTTTCTGAAAGTTTTTAACCATACAATATATATAGTTACCTATCTGGCAATAGTCAAGATATAGATTTGCCAATCTGGTAAGTTTATTTAGGCGTAGGAGGGGTATTACTAAAGTTAATTAGTTTAGAATAGTTCTAAAGTAAAATATCTAGGCTTCTATTTTACTTAATTGGTCTTGCAGACTTATAACAGCAATCAATTTTGAATGAGCTGTTTTACTTATAGCCGCAATCCCTGGAGGATACATTCCCCCATTTTTTGCTTTAAGTCTCGTTATCTTTGCGTTCAGAGACTTTCTTTCTTTCTCGATCTGACTTATTTTTTGTGTCAGATGTTGGTAATGATTTATCATTACTTACCTCTTTTATTCTAGCGAACTCAAAGCTAACAGTTTTACCATCAACTTCATATTTAGCTGCATCGCTAGGTATGGTTTGTTTTGCAGCATCAGAAACAGAATTAAAAACTTCACTTGCTGTAAAGTTTGCGCTTCCATTCCAGAATTTTTCAATCTTCTTGTTCATTTGGATAATCACGTTCTAAAATTATTTTTAAATAGTGGATTGCCTTTTTAATATCTTCAGATTTATTTTTATTTTGATGTCGGCACACATATTTTACAACATTTCCTTCAGCAAACAATAGTTTATTTTCACTTATAAAATAAGCTGGTTCCACTTTCATTTTTTTATAATGATTTCCTTGGATCTGCTCTCCTAAACATTCATAATTAAATTCTTTAAAAATATCTGGATGCGTCATTGCTTTATTATCTGAATGCTTCTTGCTTTTCCTGGTAATCTTTTTATCCATTTTCTATCTTCTAACTGGCTTACTCTTTTGTTAATCGAATTTTTTGATTTTAAACCTACCGCCATCTTCATTTCTTCATAAGATGGCGATATGTTTTTCTTTGCAATATAGTTTTTAATAAACTTAAAAAGTTTAAGTTGCTTTGCAGTTAAACCATATTGATCCATTCTGTATTACCAGGGAGCATCTTCAAGAACTGGAGCTGCTGGTTGCGCTGGTGCGCCATTTCCAGTACCCGTTTTCTTGATAGTAATCTTTAAAGATTTATCTTCTTGGATATAAGCAGATGCTTCCATCCATACTCCATCAATAGTAAAGTTTTTTCTGTACGGCTTACCCGTTTTTTTATTAACACTTTCACTATCTGTTAAGATAAGATCTGGTCTATTCTTTGTCTCTGGTTTTTGAGGATCCTTATCTCCATTTCTTTTCAAACTAAATGTTGCCACCCAGTTTGGATCTAGTGGTTTTTTAAAATCAGCCATATATGTTTATCCTTTCGTAAATTGCTGTTTTCTATCTACAAAGGCTTTTTTTAATTCTTCAAACCTAGGTAAATCTTGTGTTTTAAGCTCTGTTAAAAATTTTTTATTTTGACTTTTTAACTGCTCTAAATTTGCTTGGTGGGTACACCTTTCAATTCTTTGCATGATTATAGCTGCATGATCTAATTTAATACCCGTGTTTTCATTGTTGTTAAATTTTTCATTTGGCATTTCTTGATCTGAATACACGTTGCCGTGAATACCTAATGCTTTTAGTATGACACGATCCACAGCTCTTTTTTCTGCAACAGCTATTGGATATTCAAACTGGTTATTTTTAGGAGATACTTCTCCTAATGAATAAAATTTTTTCTGATTGTATAGAGCTGCTGCTTTAACTACGGCTACATCTTTTTCTAAATTACAATTAACCAAATCAATATTAGTTTCGATATTGTAAAGTTGAGCTAATTTTTCTACCTCTAAATGTTTGATAATCCATTTGCCTGGCTTATGTTCCCACATTCCACCATTTTTTTTTAATTTTTCTAAATAACTTTCAAGTGCGTTTAAATTAATAACTTTACCCATTTTTATTTTCTTTCGCATAGCCAGAGTTTGAATGAAGGTAAAAGAATACTGCTGTATTAAAACCTTTGTCGTGCATCGCTACACGATCACTCTGGCTATATTTAACGAAACCTATTAATGCTAAAGAGAGAGCTAAAACTATTCCCACAAGGAGCAATCGATGTTTCAAATAGTTTTTTTTTGGTTTCGCTAAATGTCGGTTCAGCAGCCATGGCTGTAAATTCATAACTAATGGATCTGGTTTAATTTCTTTCATGCTAACCCCCATAGTTTCATTGCAATATCTCTGTGTTCTCCCATACCCTTCCAAAAGAAATGGTTAAAGTCTGGAGCTATATCTTGATGCCAGGTAGTTTTGCCAGCGTGATTTTCCATTACTCTTTCTCTACGCTTGGCTACCATAGTTAATCTATTAAGATGTTTTTTTAAATTTTCTGGTTTTAAATCATCGCAATTTTCTGGTGTAAAAATATTGTATTGTTCTTCATTCATTACAAACAAATGAGGTTTCTTTTTTTCTTCACACGCAAAATAATAAAAAGCAACTTGGCTTAAATGCTCATCAAATCCTAAATAACCTTCATCTAGTTTAGGTAATGAATAGTTTGATGTACCATCTTTTCTGGGTCTATTTTTTTTACGCCATTTAGTTTTAAGTTCTACAAAATTATTCTCATCTTCCAGATCTATTCTACCTATTGTTGGAAGTATGCAGCCATCTAAAGTTAAAGCCACAGATCTTTCACATTCAATAGGGGAGGTTAAATTAATTTCTCGTAATCCAGTTTTTAATGTTTGAAATGCTTTAGCTAAACCTAATCGATTTACATCGTGTTGAGCTGCATCGTTATCATCTACTGCTTCGTATAAATTAAATTTATCTAAAATTTTATCAAAAACTTTTCTTTGTGGTGGGATCTCTTTTTTAACTAATCCTTTACCTACTTCATGCTGCCATAAAAAATTACCAAATACTAATTGAGCTAGATCTCCAATACAAACACCAGAAAACATTTTAGAATTTATTGGTAAAGCTCTACGTTGTTCTTGTGTAAGATATAAATATTTATAACTCCATAAATCATCTGCTGCGTTTAGCTGCGATGGCGACCAATGATTTAATTTATATAGCTCTACCCACTCTGGTAGATCTTTTATATCGTCTAAAAAATTATCATTATCCATATCAACTAAACTTTATTGGAACGATTTTAGAACAAAAATAGTCTTATTGGCAAACATTATTACCAAATATGTTTAACCTCTGGTTGTGGAGAGTGGGGATAATTAGGTATTAAGATTATATTTTTCGAAAAAAGACATTTTTTTTGGTGCTGAAATTTTAATCCAATCTGGATTTACACCAACTGATAACTCATTAAATGGTTTTTGTGTTTTAGGGTGTAATAAATCTAATGTGTAACTAGGTGTGCTTTCATTAATTTTAACTAAAGCAACTAAAGGCGTACATCCTTGTTTAGTTTTTTTTGCATTTGGTTCCAAATAACAAATTTTACCAATACTATCTTCATGGAAACCTTCGTAACTATTTTTTATACCTTTTCTTTCAAATAATAATATTTCTTCGTGATGTTGACTTCCTATCTTATAAAATTTAACTGCTTTGGTTTCTGGCGTATAATAACCTTCTGGAATTACAACATTTTGATAATATTTTTTACTTAAATTTTTAACCATAAAACTATCATCAGTATATGAATGTAGTTGTATCGTGTTTATTTTTTTTGGTGGAAACAATATTGCAGCTGGATCACATTTTAATATTTTAGAAATTTTTATAGCGTTCTCTGGTGTAATCTGTCTTTCTTCATTAAACCAACGATTGATTGTTACAACATTTCTATCTAATTTATTAGCTAACTCTTTTTGAGTTACGCCAACCTGGTTCATTTTTTCTTTTAAAAAATTCATTTCGGTTTTTTTATTGTTATTTATGTCTGTAACATTATTTACCATAATGGCAACGTATTATCATTAGTATATTGTGTCAATCGTTGTTACCAACTTTATACATATTTTTACAACTCGGGGTGCTTGTGGATACATATATGAATAAACACAACATATATGGCAAACACTATTGCCAATAAGGTTATATTTCCATAATGACAACGCATGGGATTAGAAAAATTTAGAATAAGCAAAGGTTTATCCTACAAAAAACTAGCAGATTTAATTGGAATTACTGGGGTTTCTTCAGCAACCACTACTTTTAGGTGGTGCAAAGGATCTAGGATCCCTGGTCGAAATTGGATGGCAATCATTAAACAAAAAACAAATGGCAAGGTACAGCCGTCAAGTTTTTATGAATAAAAAGAAACAGAAATTGCATGGAAATATAAATGATTACCCGTTGGTTGAAGTTAAGTGGCTTGATTGTCTTGCTGATAACAGCTGGATGTCAATCGACAAAGCAGCCAAACTTGAACCCGCTATCGCTTATTCGGTGGGTTATAAGCTCCTCCAAACAAAATCAAAAGTTACCATTTTTGCCGATTACACAATCGATCCCGAAGATCAATCAATCACAGTAGGTAACACTAACACTATACCCGCTGCCTGGGTGCAAGAAGTAACGGAGATAACTTTTAAATGAAATATATAATTTTATTTTTAGTTTTGTTTAGTTTTAATGCACAAGCTAATGAGAATTGGCCACCAGAATTTGAAAAATTTTGTAAAGTTTATATGGTTTATGTAAACGAATATCCAATGCACTTTGTTGCTGGCTGTTGTGATTTTAACCACCCATCTAATGACAGACAAAAAATAGAATATTTAGGCGACAAGTTTGAAGAAAAGGAGTGTGTATGAAGGATGAAGATAAAACATACGAGAATGAAGTTAATATAAGACAAGAGAATTTTATTAAAGATCAAAAGCAAACTATTGAAGGTTTAAAAAAAGAAATAGATCGTATCCAGGAGAGCTACGATAATCTTAAAGTTATAAATGATGGCCACCAAAAATTAAATGGCGAACTGCGCATTGAAAATAAGAAATTAAAGGAAGAAAACGAAAAATTTAAAGATCCGTTAAATGGTTTTAGAAAAGATGGGGGAGTTTAGTGGCCAGGGGAGATCTTAAAAATAACTATTTTAATGTTGGCGATCCATATTCGGAGTGGTGCAGAGAGAATAAAGTTTACATGATTGATATGGATGCTGTGGGGATTTGCAAGGTTTGTAAAACTCCGTTGTACTTGGCCGAGACTTGTTTTGATCGGGGCCAAACATGGAAGGCAACAACAACTACTGAAGCTCTAGCTAATTTAGCTGGTTTACCTTCATTCCTGGTTTTCTACGAAGCTAATGAAGCTCGTAAAGTTATTAGTTTAAGAGTAACGCAGCTTACACCAGAACAAGGTAAAGAAACACTCATGCTTCCAGATGGCTGGTTCCAAGTATTAGAACTTCTCCAGGAGCAGCACAATCCGTATTGCGTGAAAAAGGAGGCTAGTTGAGTTATTTCTTTGTAGGCGATCTAAACATACTAAAGGATAAAAGATTAACTCCGATTGATCGATTGGTTTATTTTAGTTTGGTGTCGTTTATGAGTAGTAAGGATGGAAAGTGTTATCCTCGATATGCAACGATAAAGCGGGATCTGGGTATTTCTAAAGCATCTATCAATAGATCCATTAAACACCTTGCCAAACTAAAATTGATAACAGTAAAACGCTTATCTTCAACAAACCTTTACTTATTATCGCAGCAAGTAGAGCTGGAGAAAAACCGCATAAAACGGCTGAAGTCTCAATTTGATAGCACCGATGTATCACAGAGACATTTATTAATAAAACCATCCTTATATAACTATAATAGGAATGTTAATAAGTATCATAGAGGTAAATTTATCTCCCCCCCAGCCGCTAATCATTCTAAAACAACAATAGAATACAAAGGCGAGAAATACGAGTATTGCGCTGAATTTGGAAATTATATTGAATATAGGAATAAGAAAGGCGACAAGGTTGCCAAACATAAATGGAAAGATGAACCTATAAAAAAGTTTGATGCCATCGAAAAGGTGGCTTCTTGAAGTTAAGGTGTGTAAAGATAATGGATATATTGGATGAAGCTGGCTTGGCAGAACGCTTTATGCCTAAACCTAAAATACCAAAAGCAGCTTCAATGTTTGATATTCTGGAATTTACTTATGATCCAAAGGATCATGGCTATTATAATTCAAAAAAACTTAAATTAAGAGCAAACAACAAACAAATCAATTGCTGGGATTTAACAGTAACAGAGTTGTTACCCCTGGTTGAACTTGAAGATCGTCAAATACTCTGGGCCAGATCAAAAAGATATTCCTGGGTAGCTCTGGGTAAGATGTTTGGTTGTCATCGTGTTACAATTAAAAAGAAGTATGTTGCAGCTGTGTTTACTCTTGAAAGCAAGTTAAATAAAACTCTTATAGACAAGATAGATAATATTTAGTAATTGAAAAGGTACAGTTGGATATAAAAGTATTCAGATATTATGGCTGGTCATCCACTTAAAAAAATACAATGCGAAAGTATCGCAAGAACATCTGGCAAGCAATGTAGAGCAAAAGGGTATTTAATGAAAAGTGGCCATTATCGTTGTCGCTTTCATGGTGGAGCTTCTACTGGCGCAACAACAATAGAAGGTAAGTTGATAGCTTACAAAAATTTAAAACAATTTAAGAATTTTACAAAAGAACAATTATTACAATGGATCCAAAACAAACAAATGAAATCATCAAGCGTTTAGAGCTTGGCGAACCTTTATCCAAAATTACCAAAGATAAAAAACTTCCCGATGTCTCAACTGTGTATAAGCATTGTCGAGACAACAAGGATCTACACGATAAGATTATGCAAGCAAGGCAAACTGGCGTTTGGACTTTATTGGATAAGATTGCTGAAGATATGGAAGTACCAAAGACACCACAAGAAACACATTTTTTAAGAGAGAAGTATTCACACATTAGATGGTTGGCGAGTAAACTTGCTGCTAAAACTTTTGGCGATAAAATTCAACAAGACGTTAAACAAGACACGACAATAACTGTGAGTTGGGGAAATCCAAATGATATGGTTGAAGCTAAAAAAATTGTTGAGGAAGTACAAACGACATCTGTACCGAGCTTACCTGGTTAACAAGTTGTAGGGTTTTTCCGTGTTTCTATACTGGCAGCCACGATCCTCGGGTGCGCGTATGAGTGCGGAACAAAACAAGAACATTAGCTAGTAACTCTCTGGTTACTCTCTGGTTTAGTATAGAATTGTTGATTGACGCTAATAGTTGGTAAGATATAGATCTACGACCCATGTTTACTGCATATAAAACAAGAACAATGCAAGAACATTTGATGGGGTATCCCCGCAAATGAGCCGCATATTTTTAAGTATATGTAACATGGGAGTTCAGCACACAGACACAGACAGACAGACATTATGGTTAAAAAAATACATCAAAATAAAACTGGCGGATTAAGCGAAAGAGGCAGAAAGTTTTTTAACAACAGAGACGGATCTAACTTAAAAGCTCCAGTAAGCTCTGGTACTGGGGGGAGGCGTGTATCGTTTGCTGCCAGGTTCGCTGGAATGCGTGGCCCCATGAAAGATGATAAAGGCAATCCAACTAGAAAAGCTCTTGCTTTAAAAAAATGGGGGTTTAGTTCAGTAGCCGCTGCCAAAAATTTTGCTAACAAAAATAAGAAAACTGCATAATGGATAATTTAAAAAATAAAATGATAACTGCAATGGTATTCCTGGCCGAAGATACAAACGGCATGGTTATCCATTTAAACGGATTTGATAATCCAAAGCACGCAAATACTTTTGTCAAAAAATTAATGAAGAATAGTGGGATCGAGTACAACTCAATATTAGATATGGTTGATCTACCCACATTACACTAGGAGGAAGAATGGAAAAAATAATTAACGAAGTACAACACTATTTAAGAGATCATAAGAAAGTAGTCGCTGGCGTTATTGTTATTCTAGTAATTGCTATAATTTTATAATGCACATCCAGATACCTTATACACCTCGGCCATTACAAGCGAAGCTGCATGAGGATTTGGATAAACATCGGTTTGCAGTATTAAATTGCCATAGAAGGTTTGGCAAAACTATTTTGGTTATTCTACATTTGATTAGAAAAGCTCTAACGAATGATAAGAAGAACCCCAGGTATTATCTGATCGGGCCAACATTCGTTTCGATTAAAAGGGTTTGCTGGGATTATTTAAAGCAATACGCTGGTTGTATTCCTGGTACTACATTTAACGAAACAGAATTAAGATGCGATCTGCCAAATGGCGCAAGGATTACTCTGCTATCAAGTGAGGATCCAGATAAAATTAGAGGAATATACGCAGACGGAGTTTGCATAGACGAGTGTAGTCAAATGAACCCAATACTTTGGCACGAAATAATTAGACCCGCTTTATCTGACAGACAAGGCTTTTGTTATTTTATTTCTACACCCGCTGGAATGTCTAATATATTTTATGAGCTGTACCAATATGCTTTAGGAGATCCAAAGTGGTTAGCTTATACAGCAAAGGCAAGTGAAACTAATTTAATAGATCAAGAAGAATTAAACGCTGCCAAAGCACAGATGGGGGAAAGTAAATTTCTCCAGGAGTTTGAGTGCGATTGGATAGCTAATGTTACGGGAAGTATCTATGGAAACATAATACAGAAACTAGAAGATAACAAACAGATAACCAGGATTGCCTACGATCCAAGTTTATTAGTTAACACCGCCTGGGATTTAGGTTATGGAGATAATACGGCCATAGTTTTTTTTCAACAAGTTGGTAATCAAATAATGATTATTGATTATTATGAAAACAACAAAGAAGGCTTACCGCATTATGTTCAGTTTATAAAAGATAAAGATTATGTTTATGGCGAACACTATGCGCCACACGATATAGAAGTTACAGAATTTAGTAATGGTAAGACAAGACGAGAGATTGCTTATCAATTAGGAATAAGATTTAGGGTACTACCAAAACTGCCATTAGAAGATGGCATACACAATTTAAAAATGGTGTTACCTAAATGTTGGTTTGATGCAGATGCTACCAAACCATTAATAGCTGCATTAAGACATCATCATCGAAAGTTTAACGACAAGATGAGAATTTTTAGTGCAAAACCCGTTAAGGATTTTAGTTCACACGCTTGCGATGCTGCAAGATACATGGCTATCTCTTTATCGGAATTACCAAGACAAAAAATGGCTGAACAAAAGACAGCCGAGAACGATTACGCAATACACCAGGAGAAATAAGTTATGAGTTTTTTAATGCCAAAAATGCCAGCGATGCCAGCAATACCCGCACCGCAACCATTACCAGCACCACCAAAATACGATGATGCGGATAGAGCTGCGGAGACAGCAGCAAAGCAAGCAAAATTAAGAGCTGCTAGAGTAGGTAGATCTGCAACAATTTTAACGTCAGCACAAGGTTTAGAGGATGACGAAACATCAACAAAGAAAACTTTATTAGGAGGATAGTATGGGAGGAGTAGCAAGAAGAATAATAGCACCAAAACCACCCGCACCCGCACCAGCTCCAGTATATGCAGCACCCACAAAAGCTGAAGTATCACAAGCAACATCCACGGCAGCTACATCTACAATGGGATTGGCAAGGGGTAAAGGCAGATCATCAACAATATTAACTGGCGCAAAAGGTTTAGGCGATAACGCATTAACAACATCTAAAAGAACTTTACTCGGAGGGTAAATGGCACAAGATCCAAAAGCAAAAATGGTTATAGAGAGATATAAAACTCTCAAAGCACAAAGAGTTACCTGGGAAGATCATTGGCAAGAAATTGCAGATTATTTTTTACCGAGAAAAGCAAACATCACAGAGAAGCACACAGCTGGCGATAAACGCCACGATCAAATTTTTGATGGAACTGCCACACACGCATTAGAATTGTTGTCTGCGTCTCTTAATGGGATGTTAACCAATACTATTTCGCCATGGTTTGTTTTAAAATTTAGAAACCAAATGGCAGCTGACAATGATGCTGCTAACGAATGGTTAGAGAGTTGCGCAAAGATTATGCAACAAGTCTTTTCAAGATCCAACTTCCAACAAGAAATTTTTGAATTATACCATGAGCTGCTAGCATTTGGTACGTCTGCTATGTTTATTACAGACGATGTTCAAGATGATTTAAGATTTAGAACATTACATATTTCAGAACTATACATTACTGAAAATGAAAAAGGTTTAGTTGATAGTTTAACTAGAAGATTTCATTTAAAAAATAAAAATATACCAGCAATGTATCCAGATGCGGATTTACACAAATCTATTTTAGCTGATATTGAAAAAGCTCCGTATGATGAAAGCGTTATTATTCATTCAGTTTATCCAAGTGTAACACCTATGGGTTATGACAATAATAAAAATATGGATTTTGTTTCTTGTCATGTTCACGAAAAATCTGGAACTTTATTAAGAGAAAGTGGATTTAAAGAGTTTCCTTATGTAGTACCACGTTACTTAAAATCTTCTTCTAATGAAGTGTATGGTAGATCTCCAGCAATGAATGCTTTGCCAGATACCAAGATGTTAAACACAATGTCTAAAACAACTATCAAAGCAGCACAAAAACAAATTGATCCACCTTTAATGGTTCCTGATGACGGATTTATTTTACCAGTAAGAACTGTACCTGGTGGATTAAATTTTTACAGATCTGGAACTAGAGAAAGAATTGAACCATTAAATATAGGTTCAAACAATCCACTAGGTTTACAAATGGAAGAACAAAGAAGAAAAGCTATTAGAGAAAACTTTTTTGTTGACCAGTTAATGACTACGGGTAATCAAAACATGACAGCAACAGAGGTTATGCAAAGAACAGAAGAAAAGATGAGATTACTTGGCCCCGTGTTAGGTAGATTACAATCTGAATTATTACAGCCATTAATTACAAGATCTTTTAATTTATTATTAAAAAATAATAAACTTCCACCAATACCAGAAGAACTTGGCGATCAAGATGTAGAAATAGAATATGTATCTCCATTAGCCAAAGCTCAAAAGAGCCAGGAGCTGTCATCAGTTATGCGTGGAATAGAAATATTTGGATCTATGCAAAACATAGCTCCCGTTTTTGATTATATAGATATTGATGGTTTAGTTAATCACATCCAAGAAGTTTTAGGATTACCAGCTAAAATTATGAGATCAAAAGCAGAAGTACAACAAAAACAACAACAAAAGCAACAAGCTGAAATGGAACAAATGCAATTACAACAAGCGCAGCAAGTTGCAGAAACAGCTGGTAAAATAGCTCCAGCTTTAAAGGTAGCAAATGAATAGTAAAGATTTGAAGCAATTAGAACTTGCTTACAAACAAACTTTTAGTTCCGATACGGGTAAAGAAGTATTAGAGGATCTAAAAAAAAGATGCAGTTTTTATTCTACGTCTCACATAAAAGGCGATAGCCATGAAAGCGCATTTTTAGAAGGAACAAGATCTGTAATCTTGTTTATTAATAATATGCTCAACAAAAAACCAACGGAGGAAAAATGAGTAGTGAAACAAACCAGGTAGCAACGGAACAACCAAGTACGTTGTCTGCGGAAACACCAGTAACACCAGAAACAGTAAGTACAGATTGGAAAGCCAATTTGTCGGAAGAAATAAGAGCAGATAAATCTTTAGAAAATATTAAAGATATAGAAGGTTTAGCAAAATCTTATGTTCATGCACAAAAATTAGTTGGCTCGGATAAAATTCCAGTTCCTAATAAATATGCAACAGAACAAGATTGGGATGCCGTTTACGAAAAATTAGGCAGACCCGCAGACGCTGATGGTTATAAATTTGATTTACCAGAAGATCAGCAAATAGATGCTGAAGCGTTAAAAAGTTTTTCAAGTCAAGCGCATAAGTTAGGATTACTTCCTGGCCAGGCGAATGGCATGGTAAAATTTTATAATGAAATGACAAGTGCTGCAATGCAAGAACTAGATACAAAAGCAACAGCAGCGAGAGAAGCTAGCTCTACTGAACTTAAAAAAGAGTGGGGTCAAGCATTCGATCAAAAAGTAACACAAGCTGCTAATCTTGCTAAATCAGTTGGCGCAACAGAATTGTTTAACGCTAATATGGCAGATGGAACCAAACTTGGAGATCATCCAGTTATGATAAAAGCATTTGCAGAGTTAGCAAGCAAGATGGGAGAGGATACAATTACTCAATCATCTGGGCCAGTTTTTCAAACTCCAGAGCAAATAGAAAAAGATATTGGAGAGTTGACAATGCCAGGTTCAGCGTATTGGGATAAAAATCATCCTAACCATCAAGCGGCAGTAGCAGAAGTTTTGGCTTTACGAGAAAAGAAAAATCAAGTATAGCTCAAAATATTAGGATAATCGCAAGACCCTAGTTGACATTAGGAAAAGACTAACATCTACAAGATGTAAAACCTAGGTTTCGACCCGCAAGGATAATCAGCCGTTTTACTTAAATATAAACATAACCAAGAGGAGAATAGTATGTCTATTCAAATAACTACTTCTTTTGTAGAGCAGTATAGTTCAAATGTAACTATGCTTTCTCAACAAATGGGAAGTAAATTAAGAGGCTCTGTGGATGTTGAAACAATTAACGGCAAAAATGCGTTTTTTGACCAAGTAGGCGTAACTGCTGCTCAAATAAGAACGAGCAGACACGGAGATACCCCTCAAATTGACACACCACATAGTCGGAGACGTTTGAGCTTGGCTGACTACGAGTGGGCTGATCTTGTTGACGATGTTGACAAGGTTAGAATGCTTATAGATCCAACAAGTTCTTACGCAAAAGCAGCGGCAGCAGCTATGAACAGAA